GAGGCCGATCTTAGCTGGGCCGATCTTAGCGAGGCCGATCTTAGCTGGGCCGATCTTAGCGGGGCCGATCTTCGCGGGGCCGATCTTAGCTGGGCCGATCTTAGCTGGGCCTATCTTCGCGGGGCCGATCTTAGCGGGGCCAATCTTAGCGGGGCCAATCTTAGCNNGGCCNATCTTNGCGGGGCCGATCTTAGCGGGGCCNATCTTTGGGGTGCGCGCGGCAACAATAAAGAAATCAAATCCCTCCATATTTTCGAAGAATATGACGTTAGTTACACATTCGACCGATTGCAAATTGGCTGCGAAAACCACGCTATGGCAGAATGGTGGAATTTTGAAGATAAACGCATATTACAAATGGGCGGTAAAAAAGCCCTCAATTTCTGGCGTAAAAATAAAGAACTCATTAAACAAATCATTGAACATTCACCGGCTACAGGAAAAGAATCATGAACCAAGAAATATTTATTTTAATTATTGTAGGCTTAATCGCTATAGCACTCATGACACAAAGATGGTTTTGGCTTTTGATATTTGGATTATGTACTTTAGCTAGCGGCTTTACCGTTTTAGCCAGTATCATCAATTTTCAAATTATTGTCGCTGTGGGGTTTACAGTCTTAACAGTTATATTAGCATCGATCACTGGAAAGGTAATTGAAGCATGAAACTACTACCACGAGAATTAAGCGCCGTTGCGCCAGGGCTTTATCCTAAACCAGAGGGAGCGCCAAAGCCCTCGGCAAAAATCAAAGGCCACCGAGCTACCCGTAACATCGTGGTAGATTGGCCAGCCATCACCACACAAAAACACAAGGCGCATTGGGAAGCCTGGGAGAGCGCTTATATCGCTCTGCTTAGTAATGACATGGTGAGCTTCCAAGAAATCACTGAAAGATTACGACCATTAACAAGAAAAACAGGCCGACCAGATCGGGATAAAAACGCAATAACTTCACGCTTAAACTTACTGGGGAAAAAACATGGTAAAAAGAATAAGACAAATGTTCTGTAAGCATAATTGGGAAAAGAAACCTGGGATCATTTTAACTTACCGCTGGTGCAACAAGTGCCAACGAGTAGAATTTAAACACAAAAACAAACAGGAAAGGTACAGGCCACTATGATTAGCTTTAAGAAATTAACCGAGTCAGCAACGATCCCCAAACGGGCAACGGAAGGAAGCGCGGGCTTTGACTTGTACTTTAGCGAAAGCAAGCCGGTGGTCATTCCTGCCGGTATGAGGGTCACACTATCAACAGGCATAGCTTGTAAAATACCAATGGGCTTCTGTGGGCAAATCTGGCCCCGTAGCGGCCTGGCTAGTCGTGGTATTGATGTTCTCGGTGGTTTAATTGATTGCGATTACAGGGGAGAAATCAAAGTTATGTTGATTAACCATTCACCCAATATGCTTACCATTGATCCAGGTGAGCGGATCGCTCAGCTCGTTGTGAGCGTGTTTCTGGAAGATGCTCAGGAAGTGGAACACTTAGACGATACTGAACGCGGCACTGGCGGATTTGGGAGCACAGGCAAATGATAGAACATCAAGTGGCAGAATACTTAAAACGGAATGGCCCCGATGTTGCAGCTTTCATCAAAAAATTAACCGCAAAATGGGTCGCAATGGATCAAGAAGAACAACTAGAAATAAAACAGCTAGTTAATACTGCGCTGTATTATGATCAAGTGAAAGATCGGATCGCCTGGACTAATTTTTTAAATTGTGTTTCTTAATCTTCAGCGGCTCTCAATCGGGCCGCGTCTTTTTTCAGAATTTCAATCTCTAACTGGGATTTTTTAATATCTAACAATCCTTTTCGCACATGAAAAACAATTAAAACACCGGTGAGGCATATGCCGATTAATGATGCGAACTTTCCAATATCGTCGGGTATGACATCGAACCACGTACTAAGCCCTGTCCCTGTCGTTGCTCCGCCCGCTATAGCTGCAGCTTTCACGCTCGTTGCATGTTGAACTAACTGATCTTGCACACTCATTTTTTAGCCTGCATTGTATGATGAAAAATACGCCATGGCTTACTATCAGTATAAAGATTAACACCGCCGCGATAAAGTCCAGCACGCGTCCCACGCCCCCGATCCATTGTTATTATAAATGCTGCAACTATGTACAGTATAAAGCAATTATAGTTATATATCGTCGGTACCATGTACAAATACCAAGCCATATAACCAAACATATTAAGCACTATACTAATTAAGCATATTACCTGTACAGCAATTGAACGACTGCTGAGAAGTAACGTTAAGTAAGCAAAAAAAGCGGCTGAGCCGTAATATAAAAAACCATCTAAGTGGGCTAGAAAAATGGAGTGCAGGAAGCTTGCAGCAACAAATAACAGGCCGCACGCATTGCGCGCCAGAATTGATGCAACTGTAAGCGCAATAAGCGCAGAGGTAATCACGGTCTACGGGGGCGTTTTGGTTTTGTATTTGGGGTTTTCTTAGGTTTGCTTTTGGGTTTAGCTTTACGCTGCTTGCCGTAACCGCCAACTATTTTTAGAAACATATAAGCACCTGCTTTACACAAAAAAAAAGGCGTGTCCTTTGGGGGTAAACACGCCTATAAACACAACAACGATTTGGATAACAACAAGGTTATTTTAACAGCCTAGTTTTCTCTTGGCTAGACCTTGTTGTACCCACCCAATAGGCGATTGTATCACCCCACTTAGCTAATAACGTACCAAAAAGTAGATAAGCTATTTCTTCGTTGCTCTCTGGTATATCCATCGTGAATAACATATAAGCACCCCCGGCAACCAACAGCGTGATAGCAATGCAAATAACCGCAGGCATTGGGTTATGCTTATGGTGTTCCCTGGCGCTTTGCTTGTCTTTCAATTCAGTGTTGAGAACCTTAAAAGCGTGATCCCGTAAATGCTGTTCGTTTTCTAGCTCAAATTGTTTTAGTTTCATGAGCGCATCGGGGTTATTTCTAATCGCTTCCTCAATAGCTTGGGGTGATTCTTTGACACCCAACGAACCCGCTAACAATGTGCCGATAGCGCCTCCCGCTGGACCACCTAACGCCGCACCCACCAACGGGGCCGCTTGGCCTACGATGTTTCCAAGCTTTTTCCAATTCATTGAATAACCTCGATTTGTACTTTGATAATCACTTTTATATTGCTAGGCGGGCTCGGTGCCGCTGGAATTAGTATAGATACTGTTTCAGAAAATGCACTTTTTAAACCATCGGTATCAACTGTTGCAACTGAAAAAAAGTATTCCCCTGGCGGCAAATCTGGAATGGTTAATTCGTTAATGTTACCTTCAACCGTTAGCAAATCGTTACCATTCTTTACAATGTAACCGCCAATTTCCGTGGCGGGTAACTGTGATCCATTTTCTCGTTCAGTTGGTGAATCCCAAGTTAGCGTGACATCCGCTGCTATTGCTGGCGCTGCAAGAAACAACAAAAATAAAACTCTTAATAAATCCATGTTGGTACGTCCTTCCGGTCAGTAATAGTCCAAGCGATATGCACAAAGCCACAATAAGCACCACCGGCAACACGAGTAGCACCGTGGCGGCCTGCTAAGACTTTCAGTTTAGTCTCTAGCGAGCGTTCACGGCAACGCACGTCAACTGCTAAACAAAATTGATGGTCACCTGGCTTGAGCTTGTTGATTTCGTTCGGGTGATTCGGGCAACGTCCACCGCTAGTGATAACCATGGGTTTACCTAAGTCATCACGTATAAGTTGAAGCTTATCTAAAACCCATGGGCGCACTGCCCGCTGGTCACAATCTTTATGACCGCAGGTGCAGGCAAGCTTTGGGTCTGATTCTAGGTTAAAGTTTTTTGTTTTTATCATGTTGGTTACCACTGAGAAGCATAAACAGGTATGTAACCTCGCAAGATACCGTTCTCATCATAAATAGGCATAGCTCTCGATGTAGCGCCGCTAGGCGTATTGGTATTAGTCACCATAGCATTAGTGCCTATACCAGCGTTAAATAATGCACGGTTATTCGCTGCTGTGACATTAATGTCAAATATTGAAAAGGTTGTAGCAGTACCGCCATTGTTATCATGCTTGATTCTGTGCGTAAAGCTACTGCCTGAATCAGTGTAGCGTTCCTCAAAGGTACGTGTTGACGGATGATCTTTAACCCAACCGCCAGCTACTGCACCAGCACCATTATTAATACCTATTTGGCCACCGTTACCATTGATGACCATTTGGTTAAACCCGCCGTAATTGACCGACGAATTCTCTATGGAGCCTATATCTTTATTCCACCAATGATTCCCTGTCCCGTTATCAACTATATCCCCGTTCACCGACTTAATAAAATTCTGTGACGAACTAGCAGTTAAATTGATTTGTGAGCCGCTATTGTTCTCAGCGTAAATCGTAAGCTCATTAAATTTGGTTTCAATCTGCACACCGTCAAGCGCGTTTGATTGTGCAACTATCAAACCACCAAAATGCGAGCGGCTATGGTTAGCAGTTGTTGCACCAGTGCCTTGAATATAAAGACCATGACCGCTGTTGCCGCGAACATCCAAGCAACCTTCAAATTTACATGCGTTGTTATCTGCCGTTAGCTCGTCAAACCATACACCATGGGAACCGTTAAGGATCGACATTACATCGCGTAACGTGGTCAAGTTACTATGTGTATTAACAATGCCTGCGCCACCCATACCAATGACACAAATATCAGCTAATGTTGTACGGTTGCAAGATACTGAAGCTGTACCGATTTGAATACCGTTCTGGTTATGTGTACCGTTACGGGTTAATGCGAACCCACGAGCACCATTGAACGATCCAGAGTTACCTGTATAACCAAATTGGATACCGACAACATCTGCATTGATTTCAATCTCTGTCCCTGGAGAAAAACTAGATTCTGTTGTGCCTCGCCCTTGACCGATAATAAATGTGTTCGCCGGTATATTCGCTGTAGTTAGTAGCGGCATTTTACCAGAAGGCAACGTAATATATTTATAGCCTGCCGCAATCGCCTCATTGATTGAGTTGCCGACATCAGTATCAGGATCACCAAAGTTGTAAACATCTCTCAAAATAGCATCTGACAGCTTCCATTCTACCCCGTCACCATCCCATACATAGCCAGCTTGCGTACCTGTACCAATGGTGCTAACGGCCACTGGGCTTCCTGCCGTCGGGCTTGTGTTAGTGCCGCCTGTTCTGTGGCGCATGTGCCCGCCTTTCGGGCCTGCTGCCGATGGGTATGTGATCTCATAATAAGATTTTATTTCAATGACGTTAAACGAATCATTACCCGTAGAATCACGCAAAGAAGCAACGGACGTATAAGACTTATCAGCGCTTTCAGTGGATAAATTATCAATCACCCATGCCGCGCTACCGGTTGCATCGTTATCAGCGTCAGTGGCGTTTGTGTAAAGCACTAACTTATAATCGCGGTCTATGTGGGGGATAAAAGGCTCATCAGAACCGTTAACAGCCCAACCGTTAGAATCCACCGTACATTTATCTAGCGTGGTCCCACCGCTGGAAGTTGTCGCCATGCTAATAGCTGTGGTCGTTCCTGCCGCGTAAAACTTCAAATAATAATCAGCCGCCGCCGCGCCGCTCGCGTTCTTTGAAAACTGTAACGCCGTTCCGCTGATAGGTGCCCAATTTGCCATTATTTACCGCCCCGTTCTTTCAATAATTCTTTAATTGATTTGAATGCTGACTCTTCATTAATGCCGCGTAACTTTTCAGCAAACTGCCCAACGGCTGATAACGCGGCCTCTTTAGGTGTTGCGCGGGCTGTTTGCTGTATAGCTTGGTCAATCTGCCCCTGGAATGATGTCCTGGCTACTGGCTTAAAAACAGCGTCTAATTCATCAACAAATAATGTCTGTGTTAAAAGATCATCACCAAAGCGTCCACCGTATTTAACCGCTGTGGATTCGATATCTTCAATACTATCCAGCAATCTAACGCGCGATTGCGCGTTACTCATAATGCGCCGCATTAGTGTACCAACTGCTTTATCAGCATTGCCGCCGGCTAAATCCATCTTACGGCCTGCGACATCTTGAATACTATCTAGCGCGTTAATGGTTTCCGCGTAAGTTGTGTTTACTTCGTTATATTCATCAAAATTAATATCTAACAAATCATCTAAATCAGCTCGAAAGCTTTTCAAAATGCTCTCAGCCCGACCACCTAAACCGCGAGCTGATTTACCATAGGTTACTTGCTCATCTAAGAAGCGTTTCATTCTATGTATGTCATAGGCGTCCGGTACTTTCGTTTGAGTCATTCGATTAATTACGTTTTTAATTGTCTTTTGAACCCCTGGCAATCCTTCTAAATCTGAGTTGGCAAAAATAGGCTTTAACATGTCATCTAGTTCGACTCCAATGTCGCCCAAATCATCTAAAAACCTGCCGACTTGTGGGGAAAAATCCACGCGCTCACCTTTTAGATTATTGGCGATACCATCTAACCTTGAGCCCGCATCCCTGTTAACCATTCGAACAGTCTTAATGCGCTCCATTAACGAATCGCCCGCCACATCACTAGGTCTATTTGTCATGGCGAAGCGTTTGTTTTTCTTGCCTCGCTGCATGATATCAACCATTTTCAGCATCTTTTGCTTATCAATGTTTGAAGCGCCTTTGATCGATGCGATGACACCCTCATCAAAACCTTGCCTAATCGTCTCCGCTGCAAGCTTATCACGCGCTACACGTGGACCACCCACATTTAAGAACCGCTTAAGCTTTGAAGTGGTGTTGGTTGCGCCTTCTTTCGCCCCTGGGCCGCTTAATCGTAATTGCTCGCCACCTGATAGATTGATTTGTATATCATCCGCTTGAGGTGCGCGGTCAGGCATTAATTTATATTTTGCTGTCTCTACATCCGTTGATCCCTCCGCTAACATGCGTGCAATACGCTGTTTGGTTGGGCTTTGTCTTTTGAATAGTGCCCTGCTAACTTCATTAGCGGCCTTATCAAGTTGTGGCAATCTTTGAGCGCCCCTAACACCTAAAGCAGCGCCCGCCGCTGTAGGTATGGTTTCCGCGATAGCTGCCGCCGCTGGGCTGCCCGTTTCTTCAAATGTTCTAACACCTAATCGCTGCGACAATCCAGCCTCTTGAATAGATCGCACCGTTTCAGCCGCTTTTTCCACACCCTGACCGCTAACCAACTCAACTAAACCGGCTAATCCTGATATCGGATAATTCGCCAAATCTATACCTGCTTGCACCAACCCGCCCAGCTTTTCCAAGTTAGCTTGTCCCTCTGGCGTTTCAGGTGTTAATTGAATGGCTTGGCGTGTTGCCTCAACAGCTCGAGCGCCCGCACCCTCATCCCCTGGAATAACACCCGCC